TCGACCGGTGCGGCAGGGCTTGGGCAACTTATGCCTTCGACGGCGCAAGCGCTTGGCGTCTCAAACCCGTATGATCCACAACAAGCCATCCCGGCAACCGCGCGGCTTTTGGCTGAGGACATGCGCAGGTATGGCAATCCTATGCAAGCGGTGGAGGCATATCACGGCGGCACCAATCCCCAAAACTGGGGACCAAAGACACAGGCTTATGTGCAGAAGGTTGGGCAGGCATTCCAAGGTCAGGCCATGAATCAGAACGATCCGCTAGACCAAATGCTGGCGGCAAAGGCAGGACAGGCGTCGAGCGGGCAGCAGGCGCCACCTTTGCCGGCCAGCGCAAGTGATCCGCTCGATGCGCTTTTAGCGCAGCATGCGAGCGGGCAGTCTGCGCCTATGAAGAATGTTCCACGTGGAACACCGTGGCAGATTGGCGATATTCAGGGGCAGCAACAGGCCATTGAAGCGCAAATGACTCCAGAGGAGCGGACGAAGTCTCAGAAGCTTTGGGGTGACGTCACGGGCGCAGGTTCCACTTTAGGCGCGCTGGCGCAGCATGGCTTCTTGGGGCGCGGGCTAGCCGGTATTGGACAGGGCGCGGTGGATACGGCCAATTCATTAACCAAGCTCGCTGGATTGGTGGGAAACAGGTTCGGTCTTGTTTCTGATGAAGATGTCGGAACGATGATGCGCGCCTCTGAACGAGAAAATCAGCTATATGATCAAGCGCGTCAGCAGGCCTTGGGCCAAAATACAGGCGTTGACTGGGGTCGTCTTTACGGACAAGTCATTGGTGCCGGAGGTGTTCAAGGCGGATTGGAGCGCGCCGCCGCAGCATTGCCAACAAGAGCACTCGAAGAAGCAGCTCCGGCTCTCGGCAGTGATCTTGCTGCTTCACGGCTGGGACGTCTTGCCCAAAATGCCATTACCGGAGGCACGTCGGCTGCGCTGGCTTCTAATCAGTCTCAAGCTCCTTTCGGTGCTCAGGTGGGTGCCGGTGCTGTGCTTGGTGCTGTGCTTCCGCCCGTTGCTTCTGGACTGGCTAAAGCCATAAGCGCACCTATAGCACGGGCGATTGTCGGTAAGACGGCCCCGATGGCTGCGCAGGAAGTATCGCAGACGGCTGAGCAAGCCACCGCGCCCATCATGAATGCTATTAAAACGGATGCTCAAGGAAAGGTATCGATTGATCAAAATGCATTGCCTCCATCGGTCAAGGATCTGCTGACGACTGGACCACTTAAGAACCTTACGCCTGAGCAGCAAGCACGCGTTTTGACGTTTGAGTCGCTTGGCATCAAGAACTATACGCTCGCTGACGTGACGAGGCAGTATGCGGATGCGGCTACTGAGAGAAACTTGGCTCAGAATGTGAAGATTGGGTCTCCTCTGCGCGAAGCTGATCTAGCTAAGAACGAGCAGCTTCTTGGTGCCGCCAATCAAGCTTCCGGTCAGATGGGCGCGCAACCTACGGATGCCTATGAAGTAGGTTCGGCCATTCGCAATCATCTGCAAGGACAGTTGCAGTCCTTCAATCAGCGCATCCAGAATCTTTACCAACAGGCGGACGCAGCAGCCAAGAACGCACCGCAAGTAAGCATTAATCCAGTCGTTCAAGCGCTGCAATCCAATCGCTCGCAGTTTCTTGCCAGAAGCGATGGCATGAGTCTTCTTAATGGTATCCGTGGACGTTTGCAGGAGTTTGCGGGCGGTGCTCCGCAGGCCGCAGGCAAGCCGCTTATGGTGGATGCATCTGGCAATCCTGTTTTGACAGAAAACGATGTGCCAAAAGGCATGACGTTTAGCGATAGTGAGCGATTCCGCCAGTTCCTAAATGATGTGTCCACGCCGGACAATTACCCGCTGGTCAATAAGCTTAAAAATGCCATCGACCAAGCACAGGACGCCTCTGGGTCTGGAAACATCTATAAGGAGGCGCGCGCCTTGCGTCAGCAGCGATCGGCCTTCTTTGAGAACCAAACGGGTATCGCCAATATTCTTGCAAACAAACCCGGTGGTGATCCATCTATGCCGGTAGATGCTCTATTGAATAGGTATGTATTCAATAAGGGCAATGCCGATCAATTATCACAATTGGTCAATCAGTTGAATCTTGGCGGCGACGAGGGGCAGGCCATCCTCAACCGTCTTCGCTCTACAGTTGTTCAAAATGCGGTATCCAATGCTACATCGCGCGTGCCGGGAGAAAAGGGCGCTGGCGCATTTAGCGGAACAGGCTTCGCGCAGCAACTCGATAAGATCGGTCAAAAGAAGATGGATGTGCTATTTACTCCGGAGCAACAGAATTATCTTGGGGCGCTTCGGCGTGGCGCCTTGGATCTGACGACTTCACCGCCCGTGAGAAATCCCTATAACCCATCAGGAACGGCTTCTCAGGGCATTAACATGCTGGATTATTTATCGGCGCTACCTAATCCTCCCGGATGGCTTGGAAAGGGTTTATCGTGGGGTGTTGGGAAAATCCCGGTTGTGGGGCATGCCATGCAGGAACTTGGCGCACAGGCAAAAGATAGAGCCGTGCAGGCTGCGCAGGCGCAGCAGGCGGGATTGGCGGCTAGGCCGGTACAGGCCATGTCGCAGGCCACGACAAAAGATCAGCAACGCCAATTGCGTGATCTTCTTGCGAAGCGTCTTATGGGCAATCCGGCGCTCCTTGGTGGCGCATTGCAACCAGCAGGAGGTCCCTAATGGGCTGGAACGGATCAGGCATTTTCACGCGCGGCTATTCGTGGATCAATGATGCTGCGAACAGCATTCCTATCACTGCATCACGCATGGATGCGGATACAAATGACATTGTCAGTAACGGGCTAAATAATTGCCTGACACGCGACGGTCAGGGCATTCCTACGGCGAATCTGCCAATGAACGGCTTTCGTCATACAGGCGCCTCTAATGGCGTCGCGCCAACGGACTATGCGACCATGGGGCAGATTGCTGGATTTGCCCCTTTAGCATCGCCTAATTTCACCGGCATTCCATTAGTGCCTACTGCATCGCCTGGAACTAATACGCAGCAAGTTGCCAGCACCCAATTTGTCAATACGGCGTTAACCAGTTATCTGCCCCTTTCGGGCGGCACGCTTAGCGGCAGTTTTACCGTAAATGCTGGTTCACTTGGAACGTCTTCCGGCAACTTTTTGGTTATGGGATCGTTTAATTTTAGCGATGCAAACAGCGACCAAATCATTTATCAAGCAACTCGTTCAAGCAATGGAACGGGTTGGACATCTGCTTATAAGCAAATTTATAGCAAAGTTGACAATACTGTCCATGGCGTCATTCAGTTTAGTGATGGAGCCGGGAATGCCAACTATGCAATGGGTTTTGGATATCAAGTGCCATCTCTTACCTGTACGTCTTCCAATACATGGGGTTTCTCTTCATCGGTAAGCGTCGCCGGAACACTTAATGCAAACGGATCGTATTCATATGGAGGTATTACGCAGCCACATGTTTTCGTACAATCATCCCAGCCGACAGCCATCGCAACTGGCGATCTTTGGTTTTGGTGATATATGACTTTTTCGCGATGGACAGGATCAAGCTGGACACCTATAACCATTTTTAGGCGATGGACAGGCTCTGTTTGGCAAGCGATTGCGCAGGGTCAGCGTTGGACAGGTTCATCATGGTCAATATTTGGATTTTTGCAAGCATCACTTAGTCCTACTAGCGTTAATGGTACGCGAACTACGGCAGGAACATGTCTGAGTAGCTCATGCACCACTACTGCTGTAAATGGCTCTGGCAGCTACACTTATCATTGGAATGTGACAACAAGTTCTGGGAATACTATTTCTGCCGTCTCGCCAACGGCGGCAACGACTGTTTTTAGCGCTTCTGTCAATAACGTTAATATTGAATCAACAGGGTCAGCTACCTGCACAGTCACCGATTCCGTAAGTGGAAATGTCGTTACAACCTCAAACTCCGTGAGTATCGATCTCACTTACTCGGGTCCATGATATGAATGCGATCGATATAGCTTCATGCCTAATCAAGAAGTTCGAGGGATGCTCTTTGGAGGCTTATCCAGACCCGGCTACAGGTGCAGATCCATGGACTATTGGCTATGGAGCAACGGGCCCATTAATTACCAAAGATACAGTATGGACGCAGGAACAAGCCGATACTGATTTGGCTAGGCGCCTCAATGACCTGGCTAACGCATTTCAATGGAAGATTCCGGAGGGTTCTACGCCAAATCAGATAGGTGCATGTTTATCATTCGCATACAACGAGGGTATTCATGCATTCCTTGGGAGTACGTTGCTTCGACTATGGAATGCCGGCGATATTCATGGCGCGGCTGACCAGTTCCCGCTATGGAATATAGCAAATGGGCATGTGTTATCAGGTCTTGTAAATCGAAGAGATGAAGAGAGGCGCGTGTTTCTTGGAGGCGATCCATGAGTATTAAGACATTTACAGAACGATGGCTTATTCCGGAGTGGCGTCATGCCTGGAAAATGTTGTCACTATGGTTTAGCGCGGTTTCGGGTATTATTTTGGAAATTCCAGACGCATTGCAACACGGATGGATTGATCTACCCGATAGTTTAAAGGCTTACATCTCCAATGGCGAAGCGCATCATATTGCCCAGGTTACGCTAGTGGCCGGTATGATCGGGCGATTGATTCAGCAACGCAGGAATCCGCCATGAACAATATGCCTCCTGATGTATGGCAATGGCTTGCTGTGGCGGCGCTATCGATTGTAGTTGCTCTTATGGGGGCGATTATTCGTGATATTCGCAGCGACGCCAAAGCTATGCGTAAAGATCACGATGCATTCAAGGAACAGATGCTCACTAGCTTTCATAACAAGGACGATCTGGAAAAAATCTTAGCAACTGTAAGATCTGCTGTGGATGAGGTTAAAGATAGCGTCAAAGAAGTTCACCGCCGTCTAGATAGCGTACTTGCCTTCATTAAGCCGGGCTGAGGATGATATGGACCATCTTACAGGGGAAGAAGTAGAGCGCCTTGCCAGGGCCGTCGATAAGCTTGGCGAAGTGAGCAAGAAATTGCAGTCTGGGTCTGGAAGTAGCGAAGCTCATATAAACGTCCATGCAGGCGGCATTGGCGTTTATATTGCCAGCGTGTGCTGTGCTGTTATGCTAGCAATAAGCATTGCGGCCAGCATTTTAGGGAGCATGGCCTATTTTAGCATGCAGCAGCGCATGGATCGTATGCAGGATTATCTAAATGCAATATACGTCATTGCCCCTCAACTGAAACCAAAGGATACAAAATGAGCGATACGGTGCACGATGTAAAGACATTCTCATCGCTTGATGAGGCTGCCGCCTATCTTCAAACGGTGAGTGATCCTTATACAATCATCATCATTACCCCTCCACCTCATTAAGGAGGTATCATGTTCATTTTTAGCAAAATAAAGGAATGGGTTGGCGTGATCATAGCCGTTATTGTCGCCTTTGGGAGCGCCTATATCTTGGCGCTCCTTAAAGGTCGGTCAGAGGGAAAATCTGAGGCTCGCGAGGAAGATGCCGAGGCGACTCTACAGGCTACTAAAAACGATCTAAATTTGCGTCAAACCATCGACGCCAAGGTTAATAGCCTTCCGCTACCTAAAGTCACTGTGCCGCCGCCTGTGGGGCCGCAGGAGCCATTCAATGCGCAATCAGTTATTACCGCTGATCCTTCTTCCGCTGCTGGCGAGCTGCGTGACTGGATGCCCAAAGGTTGAACCTTGTCCAGGCTTTAAGGCCATTCTTGTTCATCAAGGGGATGTCCTGACAGATGCCACGGCTAAAGAGATATTGGCCCATGATCTCTATGGGCAGTCCAAATGTGGATGGAAGAAGCCATGAGTACTGGCATTCCTGACAAGGCCATTTCTAGGACGGATATTGACGAAGCCATCAAGGCGCTAGCCTCAAAGATTGATATTAACCATCAATACTGGGTTCCTTATCTTGGCGGTTATTCCAAGGACTGGAATCATCCACGTGTTTACATCAATTCCACCTTCCCGGATCGCCTTAGTCTTGACGGGAAGGTTATGCAGCCATGGCGTTATCTGCTCATCCATGAGACCGTAGAAAAATGCCTCATGGATGAGCTGGGACTTCCGTATACAGTGGCCCATACCTTCGCTACGGGAGCGGAGAAGGCGGCGGTGGAAGCTGACGGATTTTCATGGGATGCTTATACCAAGGCACTAAGGACGCCTATCAAGCAGGCAAGATATGATAAGGGTGGCAAATCCATTCCTCCTGATTTGGATAAGAGACCATATCAGGAAGAGCATGACCCAATAATCAAAACTGATAGCTGACCATAAACATATCAGCCTGCGTCCAGAGTGCGGGCACATGCTTATCATCGAATTGAGTAGGCAACCAATAATGCTCCATGGATAGGAGTATGGCGCCGTGCTGCATAGAAATCCCTACCATCTCCCCGAGACGCCACGTTAATGGCGTTCGATGGATTCCGTCTATTCTTGGTTGATCATAAGAGAGCGCCCATCCATAAACGCTTTCACGCCATTGAGGGCGATAAGGGAAAAGACCGGAAATTATCCCCATCTTCCATCCGCCGAAGAATCGATAACCATTAGCCGAGAACTTCACCCCTTGTGCACCACCCACCCCATCATACTCAGCATTAGGCATCGGGATTGGATGAGGTACTAATGAATGAGTTCGTGTGTCATAATTTGAGTCTAATGGAGTGCATAGGCACGTGGATCTTATATGGCCTAGATTTACATAATCGATGTGCCAGTCGATCCCATATGGATATTCACGCCATATAGATCCGGTAAGGCCTATCGTATAGGCATGACCTTGAAGATTAAGTTTATGAGGCATCCCTAACTGATACCATACCCCATCCGATTGAGGAGCATAATGATTGAAGCCGATGCCAATTTCGGGATGGATGTCATGTGCACATACAGCGAAAGGCGCGCATGCAAGCGCGCATATCCACTTACGCATATAAACCTCCTTTGAGGTTATCGTTTCACATATAAAGATATTTCATTTATTTCCCTTCGGCGACGGCGCGGCGGCGAGCATTCTGGAATAGGCAGCGATTTCCTCAGCCATTTTGCTCGGATTTAGATCTCGGAAATTAGTACCGCTGAAATGATTGAGCATTTTATCGGTTGGCTCAACCGGCACCAACTTCCAACCTTCCGGAATTTCCGGATAGTTCGTTGCCTCCATCTCATCTGCGATATCGCGGAGCACGTTAGCGGCTTCGTCTTTATAACGACCGCCGATGGAGTGCTTAAGTCTCCAAGCAAGGTCTTTCAGTGCTTCGGGGGTGTGCTTCATAGACTCACCTTCCTGTTTTTACGATGTGCGTTCTTGATTAAGTATTTCCCAGCAAATATTTGACCTGAGTTTGTTTAATGCGAACGGTAATGCCTCTGTTCTTGCGTATATCGTTCACGAGGCTTAAGGCGCATCGCAGCGCGTTAGGCTCATCTTCGCCGCCGTTGTAGTCGAACCAATATTCGATCGCTTCAAGCGGATGGCACATCGGGCAAGGCAGATGGTCCATGGGCTCATAGAGGTTGCCATCGCCATCACAGTTATCGGCATCAAACAAACGCCCATCTATGCAGACGGAATCTGGATAGCGGCCGGCACCAAATTCATAACCCTGATAATCACACATGACCTTTCTCCGATAGCACGGCTTCGAGGGCGGCGCACTCTTTTCTAAAACGCTGTCTATCCTCAAAAGTTTGAAGGCAGCCATCGGCAGACCATTTTTGCAGAAAGTGAATCATCTCATCCGTCACATCCACGAGGGGAGAGGGCTGAGCGGTGTAGACAGGAACAGTTCTAACCGCCTTCAATCCATTCCATGTAAGCGGTGAAAATTCGCGATGAACGCCGGCGTAAGTATCGTATTCGTATATGTACGCATAAGGCTCTGCCCGTGGCTTTGCGTCATCCTTGTGACCACTTTCGCCACAGTGATGGCATGCGTTCTTGGCATCTTCATGCATGCGCTCCTCAATGTTTGAGTCAAAGAACGCATTGCCGTTTATAGCCGCCTGGATCGCGGCGCGCATGGCTTCATAATCTGCTTCGTCGCCATTACATAGAAATTCTTCGTAAGCCGTCATCGCACGATCCACCATCTCATCCGTCACCTCCACGCGGGGATGGGGTGGTGAGATGTAGAGAGGAACGTTTCGATGTGCCGTCGCGCGAGAATTTACCTCGACACGTCCAATGCCGCCGCCGTCATCGTGCAGTCGTTCCAGATCGTCAATAGATGTGAATGCCACCGCCTCACCCTCGCGCTGCGCCATCTTATCCACCGCCGCATGCAGCTCATAGGCATAATCACCATGCAATGTACCGCCGTTAGCAGCGAAGTCTGAGAGAGTATTCAGGGCTTCGCTTAGGGTGATGGCGCGCGGCGCATTCTCCGCAACAACAGAAAGGATGCGCCTCTCTTCATCCTGTCGGGTGACGGCAACGATCTGGCCGGCGTCGTCTTTAGTAACGACGATCTCACCCTCGCGCTGCGCGGATAGGTGGGCGTCGATGGCTTCCTCGCCCTCATCGGTAATGTAGAACTCGCCGTTATTTTCGCCCTCAGCGATCCAGCCACGAGCATCTAAGCGTTGCATGAAATCCGCCGGCAGATCGGTTTCGCCTCGCCAATCGAATTGCAGTTGCACGTAGATGAGGTGGCACAAGTCCTCAGTCATCGCTTTCTTCGTCGTGTCGGTCATGCCGCATGTCTCCTAGCCAATTCGGCTTTAACCCTTGTTTATCCATACAGACTTGATGGTATCCGCGAGTGCATCCATCTCGTCCCACTTCTTTATCTTCCACATCGACCTGTCGCCATGGATACCGCGAGGACCAGTATGGCAAGCCTCACATAGCGGTATAACTAGCCAGTTCTCGGCGCGTTGTGACAAGCCCTGTCCTTCCCTGGCATGATGTAGCTGGACGCCGTAAGCGCCACAGATAGCGCAGGGGAGCTTGGCTACGCGATCCATATATGCCTTCTCAACTTCCGTGGTCACTTGTAGCGCTCCGCCAATTCGTCATCTGATTCACTGATCCCTCGCGCAAGCTTGACCTTATGGCACCATTCTACCGGCTTACATGTGAGGTTTTGCGATGCCGGATCGTCGCCTATGTAGAAAGCCATGGTGATTGCATCTGTAGCATTGCTCTTTGTTAGCTCAAGGCTAGATCTGGACATATGAATGAAGCCGGGAGGGCCTTCGCCCATATCGACGCTAGGCACAATCCTGCAGCCAAGAATTACGCCAGATAGGAAGTGTCGCCAATCCTCTTTTGAGAAGCGAAATCCATGCCAATTGATCTGCTCAAGATCGCCACACGCGGCATTCAGCAATTTCTGCTGCGCGCGCGTCATCGGTTCTGAACCACGTTCTTCCCAGGCGTTCATTCTGAAGAGTCTTCATCATGCCTGGGAAGCTTAGTCCGTATGACGTCTCTCTCATGCGTCGTAAATATGCCTCCCTTTGTCGGAGCAAGCCAAAGATCCTGCTGACCACTAATGGGGATGCCATCCCACGTTTCATCCACAATATACAGACAGTCTTCAACCTGAGCCTCATCCCATTCCCTTATTTTTCTCTTTATGAGATCAACTGATTCCTTATATTGCTCATACGCATCGTCGCAGCGTTTTTTTCGCTCATCCTCAATCAAGACATCAGGAATGCGCTGTTCAGCATGAATATCGTTAGCACGCTCAGCCTCGTCAGGCTCAACGATACCGGCGAAGCTAAAGGCATAACGCGCCGCCTGGATGGCAGCTTTATGGCGAAGCATGCGTGCTGGCCATTGCTTCCATGTATCTGTGCCACGACGGCATTCCGACATGTACTCAGTCACCTCAACGGGATGCGTGCGATTCTTACGATACATCTTGCATGTCACTGAGACTAGACGACTTTCATCATCCAAACGATCTTCAAAAGCCATGCCATCAAATTCTGGATGTGAATTGATGAGCTTCATCCATCCGTCAATGGATACAACAGGCTGAATGCCGCCTCGACTAGGAAAAGCGAATATTTCCTTGGTGAACGGATTTAGATTGTATTGTTTGGCGACAAGACAGAACGCGGCTAATTGCTCATTGGATACATCAATGTTGCTTGGCATGACGGTTTTCTTAATTGTCTGAACAAAGGCATCCTTGTTCATACCGTAATGCAATGCCATCGCAGCCAGAACCCCGGCCTGTTCAATCGTTGCTAGATTGTTGTTGCTCACGTGCATGCCTCCACTCAGTTGCCATCCAGCGGGCAGGGCCATTGTTATGCACCTTTTCGCGCCTCGCCCTCAAAAGTTCTTCGAGATGCTTGATTAGTTCGTCGTCGCTAAGATCGCACATGTCCATCTCACATCCCGAGATCAATGAAGGAACCAATGTAAAAGAGCTGTAAATGACACTTCCAGCACAATGCAGGCCATGATGAAGCGCCAGAACGGCCAACTGCTCGGCGGCTTAGTGTTCATTTCGATAGAAATGGATAGGAGTAATTAACAATTCCCAATGCTTTTCGCATATCCCTTTCTATGTATTCCGTCGTTCGAACGCAGTTCCAAAACTGATCTCCTACCACGTATGGGAATCCATGCCCATCAATACGAATGCGTTCTTGAAAGTTTCCGTGCTTTCTATACCAGCGTACCTCTGCAGCTTGGTAACTACCTTCTTTGTCGTAAGGAGGATTTGCATTAATCTTCATGGTATAAGAAGCAAGCAAATGCACAGACCAATGCCGACGATCACTCCAACTGTGAATATGGCGATCTGCTCGCCGCGATCTGTGACGGTCATGCGGTTGAGATAGTGACGAAGATTACCAACCACGATCCATCTCCCTGTCATAGGCTTCCTGAGAAGCGCGTGCAGCACTCTCTTCAAGTTCCATGCGTAATTCACGCATGGCCTTGTTGAATTCCTTAAGTGTCATGCGACCTTCTTCCAAATCGCGCTCAAGCTCTTGTTCGGCCCGTTCATACCAATTAGGCATCACTCTTCTCCCCTTTTCGCATCATCGTTCAAGCGCCGCACGTACTGCATGTACTTGCGCTCCACGATCTTTTCGAGTTTCAGCCGCACATCGATGTCGCGCATAAGATCGATCATCGAAGGAATCATCACTTCCTGCGGAATAGGCGTCTCTTCGATGTCGCCTTCCAAAACCATTGCGTAGTCAGTAGGTGCTATGTCGTCGATGATCGAGTTGAGATGCCGCACGTGCGCACGAAGATTGGCGTTCGCTGATTCAAGCTCCCGGATGCGCTTCTTGTCAGTAGCGATGATCTCGCGCGCCTGGTCCAATGCGCTGACTGCTTTCGATGCGTTGTGAGCTGCACAAGCCCCGGCCAAGGTACCAAGTGCTTGCTGCATGGTCGGATGTACGTGTTCATTGCTCATGGTATCTCTCGGTTGCGCTTCGAGACGGATCGCCCGTGCATGCCCTCGCCGATGGCAAAGGCATGGGCTGGCGGTCAGTCCCAATGGCGAAGGATTCCTAGCACTTCGCGAAGAACCGACACGTCACGTCCTGCGGTGCGCTCTTTCAAGCGCTCGCATGCCTCGATGACAACCGAGCGGTCGGCGTCGTTAGCAAGCAATTGCAGAATGGCGTTTTCCGAATCGGAAAGCAGTGGTGTAACGGCTTGTTGTGCATAACGGTTCATCTTCATTTCCTCAATGCTGGCCGTGGATGGTTAGGCGACTTTAACATCAGTCAAAAACAAGTACTCACAACCCGGTGAATTGAGTTCGATAAGCGCCTGCAAGGCGATTTCGGCGGTCTTATTGAGAACGTCATCGCGGGATGCGCATGCGGCGTCGGCCGACAAGGATGCGGCCTCGGCGACTGCGTCGGCGGCGGCGGCGTCGCATCCGGCTTTGGCTTTGGTTGTGGCTTCATCGGCGAATGCGACTGCGCGCGCGGCGGCGGATGTGGCTGCGCATGCGGCGGCGGCGGCGTCGTCGGCATCTCTTGCTACATCACGAGCATTTCTTGTCGCCTCTTCGGTCCCTTCCTGCTCGCACCATTTAGCTGCTCTCTCCAGCGCTTCGGCATGGCTAGGAACACACTTGGCCGCAGAACGAAGCGCGATGGGAATAATCTGGCGGATTGTTTGCTCTGTAACGATGCGGGCAAATGCCCTTTGGTTGATCGAGTTACTACCTAGCTGCGCGATTGCCAGTTTTCGCATCCCGTTAGCGCGAGCGGTTCTGGATGACCAGCTAGAGTCATTTAGCCTAATTTTGAAGCGGCGAACGGCTTCGCCGACGCATGTTGGACGATCAGAATGCGGAAGGCCCATGGCGTAGCACACAGCGGCCTCTACGCACATTTTCCCCGGCACGGGTTCGCCCAGTCCGTGACTCAATCCAGCGTCAACTGTTTCCAGCACTTTGCGGGCCAGTGATTCAGAGACAGCGAAATCGTTCATGTTTGTTTCCTCAATGTTGGCCGCGCGTCTTTCTTATCGGCTGCGCGCATTGCTGCATCACGATTGGCGTAAGACTTGACGATGCCATTGGTCTTGGTGTCGATCAGGTCGTAGCGGATCGGGCGGATAGATTCGTTCGTGTTCATGGCGTTTTCCTGTTTCGTTGGATTAACTGTACGTCACCCCGAACTTCCGTGTCAAGCACTAATTTCGACTTGACGAACATTTATTTTCGGGATATCGTATCCATGAACTGCCGAAGAGAGACGCTATGAATATAGGGACTATTTCCTGGTCGAGCATGATGGAGGATATCCATGAGTCCGGCCTAACATACCGTGAGATTGGTGAAATGCTGGGGATTAGCCAAGGCACGGCGCATGATATCGAATCCGGCCGCATCAAGGAGCCGGGGGGGACGGTTGCCTTAAAGATCGTGGCCTTGCACAAGAAATGCGCTCGCCATGGGAGGAAAAAGCCATGACCGACACGACGAAGAAAGCGATGACGTTGGAGGACGTGCGGGATTGGATGCGTAGGTTGGAGAAACAGCATGACCTTATCCCACCTCTACGCGAAGCATACGGTTCGGCAGCCGACGCCATCGACGCCCACCTAGCCGCGCAGCGCGAGGGTGAGGCGTCGGAAATGGTATCAATCCCGAAAAAAGCTTTCGACTGGCTTTGGAGATACAGGCCGGTCGCGTGCCGACACGCCGGTGTGCCGCGCAACCCACCCCATCCCCGCGTGGAGGTAACGGATGAGATGGTGGAGCGCCTAGCAAAGTACATTTATGCGCAAGAGGCGCGTAAGTGCTCCAGCCTTGAAGAGTTTGAGCGCTATAACAAGAATTGGCCTCGCGCCATTCCAGAGGCTAAGGCAATGCTCATCGCCGCGCTGTCGGAGAAAGGAGACGGGCAGCCATGATCTGGATCATCCTAGCCATTCTATGCGCATGGAGCGGTCACCCCATATGGGCGACGTTCTTTATCATGATTGCTGTCTCAGATGCGTTTGAGAAGGGTAAACGTCATGGATAGCTTTCACGTGCCCTTGACTCGCTCTACACATCGGCGTAAAAAGAAAACGCCCGCAGTGCGGTTAACACTCGGGCGCATGACCATCGATTCGGCAGATCGGATGGATTTGGAGGCACATGTTGTGCGTCCCTATCTTCCCAGCTCCTTTCCATTGTGTCAAGCGTCCTTTACTGCGAGCCGTCAGGGCACGTTAGCGTATGGCCGGAATTCGGGCGCACCCAGAACAGAAGATGCTTCAAAAGACTTCATTTCCGCCCTAGTGAGAGTCGGGGCGAAAGGTAGCCGAAAGGGCAAACACATCTCAAGCGGACACGATGGGGCGGCCGGGCTTACAGGAGTTCTCCCGGTGATGGCAGTAGAGATGAAGTCTAAAACCTAAGATCGGCCAAGAGGGTGTCCCAAAGACTCTCCTTGAGACAACTGCGGAGGTTTTAAATGTGAAAAAGGCAATAGTTCTAGATGGTAAGCGAGTTAAATGGAGTTTTTTATTTGCTGCTGTTTCACGAGATATGGGATTCCAGCCTGGGAAAAAGAAAGCAACTGATTTGGCTCGAATGGTTTGTGAAAAGTATGGATGGGAATACACCGGTCGCCGTCAAGTTCTTCTAAGGCGTTTCCAGGATTTGATGTCAGATCTTGGTAAAAATGTACTTCTTGCAAAGGTAAAGAAGTCGAGAGGTTATGAATCATCCAAGGAACAGACATTCATAAAAGTCAGCGAGCCAAAGGACCCGAATTTTTATGATAGTCGTCAGTGGAAGGAGCTTAGATATCGGGCTTTTGCTGCATACGGGCAGCGATGCCAGTGTTGTGGTGCGTCAAGGGATGATGGAGTGGTTTTGCATGTGGACCACATAAGGCCACGATCAAAATATCCAGAACTTGAGCTAAATCTGGACAATCTGCAAATTTTGTGTGCCGCATGCAACATCGGAAAGGGCGCATGGGACCAAACAGATTGGCGCTTTCAAGACCAACCAATCAAAGGCTAACTAAGGATTTAGATATCTATGATCAATCTACTAGTTATTTCATGCATATGGACGCTGTTTGTAACATGTGACATATGGCTATATGTGAAAGCAGTAAGTAAAAGAGTTGAGCTATGGAGTCCATATCATGCCATGTGGTTAGGTTCCGGCTTTTATGTCTACTGGAAGTATGGGAGAACCCGCTCATGAACGAAGAACTCCAAAAGCAAATAGCCGAAATCCTGAAGCAGGCTATTACCGCAGCGCACCAAGGTGGTCAATGGCTTGCAGGCCAGATCCCTGACGTTCTCAGGCAGCTTCTGTTGTGGACCATGGCTCAGGGCGTCCTGACGCTGATTGCAGCCATTATTCTGATAGTGGCATGGGTGAAATTCATCCCGCGCCATTATAAATGGGTCATGGATGCTCGGGGCGGACAAGACAGGATAGGTGCTTCTGTTTTCTTAGTAATTCCTACTGCGTTAGTTTCTTTCCTCATCTTTACCAGACTCTTGAGATGTATTCTGGATGGCATCCAGGCCGCCATCGCCCCTAAGCTCTTCCTTCTCGAATACGCCGATCATCTAGTCAAGTGAGAATATCATGAGTAAGTCACGCCTAAGGCATCCAAATAACGAAGGTCAATCACTCGGCAGGTTCCTAAAGAAGCGCGAGCGTTATCTTCACGTTTCATGCAATGCCTGGATGATCGATAATCCGGAAAAGGTTCTCGCAGAGAAGAATGGAGGGCATTTCTTTGGGCCACTGAAGATTCCGTATATTCAAAAGGGTGTCTCCTATGCGCGCTAATCCACGCCTACCTATCCCTCTAACCGAGGACGAGGATCAAGACGACTTCGGCAAGTTCGATCCATCCGATTTCGATGATTTCAATGATCCGTTAAATTTTTGAGGCTAACATGTCTGATTCTTGGGATGATGCTCCTAACTGGGCGAGATATCGAACGAAGGACAGCGATGGTGCGGTTTGGTATTGGGAGCATCGCCCTGTTCGTCGTGAAAGCATGTGGATGCCGACCAGCGGTAGAAACTGTCCAGCAATCGCAATCGGCTGGACTCTGTCCTTGGAGGTACGTGATGGCTAGTAAGCCGGTTATTCATAGCTTCAATTTGTCCGCGTATCGCCTGACCAAAAGCAAAAGTCAGAGGGAACTTTTAAGGAAATGGCGCGAGATGCGTGATTACATGGCTAAGGCTAACCGTACTCCTCCATGCGTGAGGCTGGCGCGAAAGGACTATCAATCTTTAGCTGATTTGATTTTACGCCAGAGTGAAGGTGCTATAAACATAAGCCAAGTTACCTATCACGGCCTACCTGTCTTATCGGCACAAGAATGACTCCCTCTGCCCTTATTGAATTCGTGAACTGGGCCTGCGATCAGCGCGATCTGACGCCGGCAAAGGTAGTAGTGAGATTTAATATCTCGAAAGAGGTCGCGAGGCGCTGGATGGCTGCTCTTTATGTGTCACTAGATGCTAAGCAGCGAAGGGTGGTATGTAGCGAGCAAGATTCAAGATCGCCCGTCCCTATGCGAATAAGGGCCATTAAAGCGCTATCTCTGGGGCGCATGTCTACGCAGCAATTGGCAAGATGCCTTAGTGCTACAACAAATTGTGTAAGCGAGGCCATGAGACTTGGTCGCGATGAGGGGTTAGTAGAAATTGTCCATCGAGAAAAGGCTAAAGCGGGGGCCTCCCATTACATTTATGGGCTCACAAAAAAAGGCATTAAAATGGCTTCGGAGATGAAGATATGAGCCGATTTGCGGGAAGATCTGGTATGAGCATTCCTGTTGGAACGATTAATGATGATGCGGTAGTTCTTGCTAAGCGTATTCGACGTCGCGTCACGAGTAGTAAGGACAATGTTGTCCTAGCATGGTGCGAGTTCGGCGACATTTATGCATCTGATATTGACAGGCCGGCCGCGCAACGCATCCAGAATAGTAAACCCAGTCTAATCATAGGCATTTATACGTCTGCCGCGAAGGGTTCGTATATCGAGGCGGATATTGAGGCCATTAAACAGGAGTTCAACCAATGCCAATCGTGAACAAAGCCAATTACGTTGAGTGTCCGTCGTGCAGGAAATGGATGCATGCTCCAACTACAATAGAACAAGCACTGCAACCGTTCCCTGCGAGCATTCATCCTGCACCATTGCATTACTACGGCAATCATGTAGCTATCTGCCAGGAGTGCTACGAGAGGGCGGATGGATCTAATAGGGACGTGGTGCAGAAGGCTGTTCGTGATGCAGTGCTAGGCGGAGTCGGTATGTACAAAACCGAGTACGTTTCGCCGCAGCAGTTTGATCGGGGCGTAATAGAATCCAGCGCGAATAGTGGCGCAGTTGGCCAAGCGGCAGGACAAGGAGTACAGACGGAAGAAGGTCAGCGCAAGTTGGCAGAACAAGCAAAACCGCTTGACGTCCCAGTCGCGCGCGCGAAATTGGATATGCCAACGGATGATGAAGCACGTTTGGCATGTCATGCCATGTATGGAGCGATGCATACCCCAAGGCACTTGGCTCCTGATGATTATCAAGTTTCTGGTATGAAGGCAGCACTTAGGCAGTTCGTTGCACGTCGAAATGGACTATAGCTATGAACAGCTTACGCTTCGTTGTAGGCGAAATCGCGATCTACTCCATTTCAAGCGGAGGCTCTACTACATCCTACGTCGATCAAGAATGCACCGTTATTTGCGTAGGGCCATGGAATGAAGGTCAGTTGATGATCTTCAGCAATGGTCCACGTGTGACATCGCGCAAAGTGGATTACGTCATCCAGTTCTCAGATGGCATGGGTGCGCTGGCGCAGGACATCCAGCTTCGTAAGCTCAAGCCTCCAATAGAGCCTGATGCGATCATACGTCACGAGGAGATTGAGACATGAAACCATCATGGGATAGTGCACCAGACGGTGCTGAATGGCTTGCTAAGGACCAAACAGGCTTTTGGCATTGGTTCAAAAATATGCCAGAACTAGCGATGTTTGAATACAAAGGTGAAGATGTTGAATATTGGAGATCGGAATCAGGGTTTTGCGTATATGCGGGTTACTCAGATACTGGAATTTACTTCGCCGACTCCCTAGAGAAGCGCCCATGACACGCTTCTATAAACAGAAGCGCGATGCCAATCATGGCGAACTATCTGCAGCATTTCGCAGGCTTGGCGCCAGCGTTGAGGATATGGTTAGGACCGGCGTGGATGGATGGCCTGACGTCTGCGTGGGATATCTTGGCGTGACACACCTTGTGGAATACAAGAATCCCCATACGACTTATGGGCGCGCAGGTCTAAGCAAATCGCAAAAGTCCTTCGCCGAAGGATGGCGCGGCGAGGACGTATGGGTCGTAGACAGCGTGGATGGCGTTGTGGCACTCATGGCGTTCTGGCGGAAGCAATCCAATGCACGAAACGATAAGACTGCTTGATGGTCCGCAGGGCGGCTCAGATGTCATGATTACCGGCCCTGATGCGCGCTATGTGCGCGTGGGTTATGTGATCTGGCCGGATGATCTGCCGGTGCTGAAGAATTCGGGAAGGCTTTACAAGGTCACGCATGCGAAGACCGCTTTTAAGCCTTGGGGCGCGATGCTTACGGGTTGGAAATTTGATCGTAAAATGCGGTGAAAAGCACTTGAATTCGGCGTGACGTCGGCGTACAAAGTAAGTGAACATGGCGCTGCACCGATCATCGCGTAACATCGAATTACCCCCTTGATTCGAGGCATGTTGCAAGAACGTTCCATGCGGTATGGTCCACAATGCTTGTTCATATCCTCCCGGCCATATGGGCAGCGCCATGTTCATGCGTCATCGGTTGAGCTTCAGGGGTCGAATGCAACTGCGCTGGATGAATTTTCGGCGCGACTTTGCTAAGTGGGTGAATACGGCATGGCTATAAATCGACGCAAAGAAGGTTATCGGGCTTATCAGAACGGTTTGCCAGCCTGTATGAATCCGTATGGCCTTCTCTCATTGCATGATGAGACGCAAGAAGCGAAGGATTGGCTTGAGGGGTGGTATGAAGGTGAGGACCAGGACAAGCGCCTTTTTGGCATTGCTCGCCGCGCTGACCCGTGTTAGTGTTGACAAAACAAAGGGTTGACTGCTATGCCATCCAAAAGCCAAGCACAAAATCGCTTTATGCATGCCGCCGCTGAAGGCAAGATCAAGGGTGTATCGCCCTCAGTTGGCAAGGATTTCGTGAAGGCGGATGAGGGCCGAAAGATCGGCAAGCTTCCGCAGCATAGAACCGAGTCTCGTCCAGGCGGGTATCCCGCCAAGTCCCATCACCGCAATTCAGGGGGTTACAAGTGAGCGATCCATTGCAAATAAGTGACCATAAGAATTGGATGATCCCCGGATGCCCTGATTCAGTTAGGCAGATGGCTTGGGTATGGATAACCGGAAAGAACCCGAAATGGGGAATTCGCGATTCAAGGGGCTTTCATTTGATAACATTTCCGAGGTCGGTCTGGATATGGATTAGCTGGAAATTCCGTCAGATTGTTAATAGATTCCCGGGAAGTCGTTATAATCGCATTTTAAAGAAATTAAATCATAGAATGATCGAGGATTAATCATGAAAGGTGATCGTAAGTTGCAGGGTCGTCCCGGTGAGCGCGTCGCAGAGCGCACCCCTCCGTCTCCGGCCCCCAGCTCCAAAGGCGGCGCCAAGCAGCCGCAGGGCTCGGGTAGCTTCAACGTCGAACGTACGCCTTATGGGAAGAAGGTCAAATGACCCCTAATGAGAGTGAGCAGGGCCGGATGAATCTGTGGGACAAGGCGTTTACCTCTATGCTCAATCTTGGCAAGCCTGTGGAAGAGGCTATCCAGGCCGCTGAGAAGGCCGTAGACGCCTTCGAGGCGCGTTTCCATGCCGATATGGTCAAGGCCCGCAAGGAATTGGGCGCGCTTATCGCTGGCGGCAACGAGAATGAGGCTGGTTGAAATGGCTTTGAGCGCTATCGCCCCGAGTGAGGCTGGCTGGTACTGGGTGCAGAACAGCGTTAACACGGTACCGACCATTGTTCAGGTTTCACAGATGGGCTTTGGCGCTTCAACTATTTCGCCCGCCCTCGTGGTTCAGAATTGGACGCTTAACGGCACGGAGCAATGGAGTGGGCCGCTAAGTCCTCCGTAACACCGCAAAATACGCGAGTAGGTCTTGTCAACCTCCCTACACTTCCTTGTTGCGGGAAGCTCGCGGAATAGCAGACGTGCCGCCCTTCACGGCGTAAGGGCATTAGAGAGATGAATGCGCAGGCTGATGCGCAACCCTTATACTGCCGAGCAGTGGACGCATTGCAGGGTTCCAGGTACGCCGCTAACGCGGACAGCCACAGGCGGGAGGAAGGCCGGAGATCAGCACCGACCATCTCTCTAATCTTTAAGTGAGGGTAATATGACTGAGCCATATAAGGGGCAAATCCGTATTAGGGTTCAAAAACCTCACGGTGAATATCAGGAGGGAATTCTTTGGCATGGCGGTTTTTGGTTTCATGGAACGCCGCGCGGCTCAGTTATTTTTGAGCAATTTGATGGTGAGGAATGGGTAGAATTGAAGCCTGAGGAGCTGCCATGACTAAGTGCCGGTGCAATTCATATACTCCACAGTACAAGAAATATCTAAACAACGTGGCGCGAGATCGGTTTCAGAGGCAAGCAGAAGAGCAGCTTTTGCGCAATCAGCTCCAGGCATGGAGGGATCGAACAGATCAATCAACTCAGTACAGCGAATACCTGAGTAGGCAGCGATATCTATCTGATCAGGTACATGCTGCGGTCATGGTTATTGCAAACAATATGCACTTTTAAGTACAGTAAACCTGTCATTCTCATACAGAACGAGACAGTCATGGCGGCACGAACACTCCGACCCAAACATAGTGATGAGATAAGGGCCAAGATCCAGGCCTCCATGCTCATCAATGCCCTGCATGACAATGTGACAGGGAAGAAGAAGCTTGACTCTGGTCAGATCAAGTCAGCGGAAATTTTGTTAAGGAAATCAGTGCCCGACTTAACGGCCGTTGAGATGAGCGGCGAACTTGAGCACAAAGGCGAAGTTGGCATCCGTCCCCAGCTCACTCGCGAGGAGTGGCTGGCCCTGCATAAGGGTGGCAAGTGATGGATCAGCGCATATCTCTGCACGACAATCGTTTCTCGGACTGGCATAGGCGTAATAGCCGCCCAAGAATCGAGGCTAGGCGCGTATATAACGGACTGCGTTGGATAGCTCACGACAATAGTTGGGACTATGTGGGGACTGGACGAACTCCCTATGCAGCCTATATGAGCTTCCTTCAGGCCAGATCCTTTTTCCACGCGAATGGGAAGTGATCATGCTTGAAGAAATCAATTGGACATTTCTTGCGGCTTGCCTAGGAAAAAAACAGGATGGTGGCCGGGAAATGATAAGCCACACTTAAGACTCATTGATGATGGGATTTGGTCATGCTGGCAGCGTGGATATCAAGGCATATGGACGGGATCGATGCCTAAAGATGCCTATGTGAATTGGCTAGAACATTCCAGTAAAATCTGACCTTAATGTGGTTCCCCCAGCCCGGCCACCAGCTAGCCGCCTTTGAAGCCGATTGGTGCCCCGAGCTGTTCTATGGTGGGGAGCGCGGCGGGGGCAAGTCTGACTTTCAGATTGGCTACCAGGAGGACGGCGCACTCCGCTATGGCTCGGCCCATCGCGGCATCATGTTCCGCAAGACCTACCCAGAGCTTGAGGAACTTCAAGCCCGTGCTATGCAGGTCTTTCCGGCTGAGGGGGCTGTCTATAAGACCCAGCCCAGTGCGGATTACCCCTTTTCCAACTGCTGGTATTGGCCTTCCGGCGCCAGCGTCAAGATGCGATTCATTGAGTCCGAGAAAGACTATGGCCGATATCACGGTCATCAGTACACCCGGATCAGCTTCGATGAAGTCACCGAATACACGACATCTGCGCCACTTCTCAAGATGCTGTCTACATTGCGCAGCCCGCATGGCGTCCCGTGCTCAGTCCGTCTTACGGGTAATCCTGGCGGTGTTGGTCACATCTGGGTCAAGTCACGATACATCGACATAGCGCCGCCCATGACGCCGTATGAGGATCCGGAGAGCCATATCGTCCGGATGTATGTGCCCTCGGCCATGGCGGATAACGTCATTCTGCTGCGTGAGGACCCGGCGTATCGCAATCGCATCATCGCAGCCACCAATGGCAATGAAGCCTTACGTAAGGCATGGCTAGAGGGTGACTGGAATATCGTCGCTGGCGCCTTCTTCGATTGCTGGAACAGCCGGGTGCATGTGGTCAAGCCCTTTGCCGTCCCGCCTGAATGGAGTCGCATCAGGTCGGGAGACTGGGGCTCAGCCCGCCCATTTAGCTTCGGCTGGTGGGCGGTCGTCACGGACGACCATAAGCTCGAATCAGGCCTGATCATTCCGCGCGGTGCCCTGGTGCGCTATCGGGAATGGTACGGCTGCAAAGACCCCATCAATGAGCCGAATGTGGGCCTCAAGCTACCGGCCGAAGAGGTCGGGCGCGAGATTGCTAGGCTCGAAAGCCTCGATCCCAAGATCGCCGATGCGGTACTCGATCCCGCCGCATTCTCGCAGGATGGTGGTCCCTCAATCGCTGAACGTATTCAGGTCGGCTCAGGTGGCAAGGTGTGGTTCCGGCGTGCGGATAATCGTCGCGTCTCAACTGTTGGTGCGATGGGTGGATGGGATCAGATGCGCGCACGGCTTGAGGGCGAGGATGGTGTGCCGCGTCTCTTTTGCTTTGAGACGTGCACGAACTCCATTCGCACGATCCCATTACTTCAGCATGACAAACTGAAGATCGAGGACATTGATACGGACATGGAGGACCATGCCGCCGATGAGTGGCGATATGCTTGCATGTCGCGTCCGTATGTGAGACAGTCAGTTGCGAGTCAAAAGCCACGTTTTCTTCACGAATTGACGGCTGATGAAGTGTTTTGGCCCAAAAATCAGCCCAAACCCATCATTTCTGATCGGATTTGATCTATGAATGTCCAGCCGTTTAGTCCCATTCAGGGTGCGACACAGGCCATTGTGCCCACTAATGCTAGTCAGATCCTCACTTTTGCGACGTCTGGGATAAATGCTAATTGCTACTATGTGTACAACGCGTCTACGGTAGCCGTGGCGGTCAAAACAGGATTGGCCTCGGCTGGCGCAGTGACGGCAGTCTTCCCGGCCCCCGCGTCGCCAGGCGATTTGGTGGTTCCTCCGGGGAGTATTCAGATTTTCTCTAAGGGCTTCCCCACCGATACGATCGCCATTATTGGCGCTGCGAGTGGTGGCACGGGGAATGTCTATATAACGCCGGGCGAGGGGCAGTGAGATGACGCTTCGTGCCCCCGCATCCAATCTATCAGGCGGTCAGGCCGGGACTTTCACGACGCTGACGAGCACGGGCAATACCTCATTAGGCCCTATCACGGGCATCAATGGGGTTGCCACGGTCGCGAATGGCGTTCCCGCCGAGTACGCGCAGGTCAATCTCGTCAATCAGAATGCCAATATTGGCTCGACAACGCTTTATGCGGTCCCGGCTAGCGGAGCTGGGTTCTATCGAGCCACCTGCTATGCCGTGGAGACGACGGCGGATGCGGCTTCTTCGACACTGCCCAATATTGGCATTGGCTGGACGGATAGCGATTCGGGCGTGGCGCTCTTAGCCTCTACGGTGACATCTACGAACACGGCCAATGCGCCCGGCGCTTTTGGTCAGGGCATTCAAGTCTTTTATGCCAAGGCTTCTACGAACATCACTTATCAGACGAGTAATTATGCTTCGGGTACGGCCGGCGTCATGCGCTATGCCGTTCATATTCGTCTTGAGTATTTGGGATAAGCGCATATGGCTGAATTTGCCGATGGCGCACCCCAAGCTATCGACGGCGCCCCGGTTGCCGCTAATGATGACGTAAGAAAATACGTTATCGAAATCGAGACGTATGATCGCGTCTCGCAAAAGTTCCGTACGCGCGGCCAGAAGATCCTTCGCCGTTATCGCGATGAGCGGCGGCAGGCGGACGAGGACCAGATCAAGTTCAATATTCTATGGAGCAACATTCAGACGTTGCTTCCAGCCTGTTACGCGAAGAACCCCAAGCCTGAATGCGAGCGGAGGTTCAAAGATGACGACCCTATTGGCCGTGTGGCTAGCGATATCCTCGAACGCTCCATTGCGTATTTCATGGATTGTGGAGACTTCTACGATTCGGCCCGTAGTGCCGTGCTGGATCGCTTATTGCCCGGGCGTGGCACAATGTGGGTTCGCTATGTGCCCCACTTCCGAGATGTGGACAACGACTCTGATGATTCGGGTCCCAAGGAAGTCAAGGAAGAGGGTCCTCAGATTTCCGATAGTTCCGATGAATTAGAAGCATCGGATCGGCCGGAGCGTGATACCTCCATGATAGGGTCCGATCCTACAGACCTGGATCAAGATGAAAGAGTCGAGGTCGAATACGAAGAAGTCGCCTGCGATTACGTTCATTGGGAAGATTTCGGCCATAACATCGCCCGTACATGGGATGAGGTCTATCTCGTTTGGCGCCGTGTCTTTCTGGACCGCGATGAATGCATTGAGCGCTTCGGTGATGAGCTAGGTAAACGCATTCCTCTGGACTGGTCGCCCAAGAATCTCGCGGACGAGAAAATCACCCAAGAAATGAAGAAAGCCTGCATCTATGAGATGTGGGACAAGCGCACGAAAGTCGCAGTTTGGGTCCATAAGTCCGTGCCGTCCTTCCTGGATCGGCGTGATGATCCGCTCAAGCTAGAAAAGTTCTTCCCTTGTCCAAAGCCGCTTATTGCCACGACGGCCAATGACTCCATTCTGCCTACCGCCGATTATTCGGAGTATCAGGACCAGGCGCGTGAGCTAGATCAACTTACGGCGCGCATTAGTTCGGTGATCCGCTCGCTTAAAGTATGCGGCGTTTATGCCTCGGGTGTGCAAGGCATTGACCGGCTACTCTCAGAGGGCACGGAGAATCAGCTTATCCCGGTCGAGCAATGGGCGCTATTTGCTGAAAAAGGTGGCCTCAAAGGCGTCTTTGAGCTATGGCCGCTGGGCGATATCGTCGCCGCGCTGACCTCCATGTATGAGGCGAGGGAGAAGATCAAGGCGGATCTGTACGAAGTCTCAGGGATGCCTGATATCATCCGGGGTGCCAACGATCCACGAGCCACAGCCACGGCCGAGAAGATCAAGGGTGCGTATGGTTCTATTCGTCTCAGGGCCGTGCAAGACGAAGTGCAGCGCTTCATGCGTGACATGATTCGCCTTATGGGCGAGGTCATTGCGAACCATATTTCCTGGCCGACGCTTTCCCAAATATGCGGCATCAAGCTGCTCAGTAAACGCGAAAAAGATGCTTACATGGTCATGGCGAAGGCTCCGGGTGAGCCATTGCCACCTGTCATCCAGAAGTTGCTAACTGAACCGTCGTGGGAAGAGGTTGAAGCGTTGCTGCGCAACAATGCGATGCGCCAATTCCGCCTAGATATCGAGACGGATTCGACCATTGGTGACGATAACGAGGTCCAGCAGGCGCAGCGCCTTGAATTCCTGAAGGTTATGGCGCCGATGATTCAACAGGCCGTGCAAGCGGGTGAAACCAACCCGACTATGGTGCCATTGATGATTGAGTCCATCAAATGGGTGGTGCGCTCCTTTCCGCAGGCGCGAAGTCTCGAAGGCATCATTGATCAGACATTGGATATCCTATCCAAACAGCCGCCCCCGCCCAAGCAGAATCCCGAGATGCTCAAGGTCCAGGGCGAGCAGCAGATTCAGCAGATTCGCGCACAAACAGACTTGCAGATTGAACAGGGCAAAGCTGCTGTGCAGGAGCGCCTGGAGCAGATCAAAGCACAAGTGCAGATCCAGGTTGCCCAGGCTGAACAAGAGGCCCAGGCCCAGCAAGCAGCCCAAGAGAATGAGCTTGAGGCGCGCCGAGACCAGCTCAAGGCGCAGAACGAAATGGCGATTGCGCAATACAAAATCGACAAGGAGGTCGAGAAGGCGATTACCATCGCGCGCATTGATGCTGAAAAGGCGATTGCCGTGGCCCGCATTGGGTCCAAGGCATTCCCATCCGATGGGACGGCCGATTTGATTTATCAGCAGGCCCATGAGACGTCCGTCAATCAAGGTGATCACGGCATGGTCAGTGGCGCACAGGACATGACGCACACCATGGAGCGCCCCGAGCCCGATGGAGACAACGATGCCTCTGTATGAGGTTCAATGCGATATCTGCGGCCAACGTCAGGATATCTATCGGAAAATCGCCGAACGTGAAAAAGACTTGCCTGTTTGTTGCGGCGCGCAAACGCGCAATGTTCTATCTGCCACGATGGTGAACACGGATATTCAGCCCTATCGGGCGGTGGCCATCGATAAGAAGTCGGGCGAACGGCCCTATATCACTTCGCGCAAGGCTCACAGGGAGTTCCTGCGGCGTAACGGGTATGTAGAAATGCCGGATCCGCCCAAGCCGCGTGAAATTCGCGGTGATTTCGATTCCAAGAAAGAGCTTATTAACGCCACCAAGAAAGTCCTGGGGACCCTATGAGCAACGAGACCGAAAAGTCATTGCGAGATGAATTGTCTGAGAGTATGAGCGCGGTACAGGAGCGCCTGCGCGATGAACAGGGGCGCTTTGCTAAGCATGAAGCCGACGAGGTTCCCCATGATCCTGTGGATGCGCCTGCCGATCCAGCGCCGTCTGAGCCTGTGGATAAGGTTGAGGATAAGTCGCAGGTTGTCCCCAAGGTCGAGGAGGATCCTTTCCCGCAGTCATGGAAGAAAGATTATGCCAAGCATTGGAATACGCTTCCGCCTGATCTGAAGAAATATATTCGGGAGCATGAGGAGCAAACACGTGCCTCCCTGGTCAAGCAGGATGAAGACCGCCTTACCGGCAAACAGCTTCGTGAACTGATCAATCCCTACCTGCCTTCGATCCAGGCGCAAGGGATGACTATCCAGCAGGCTTTCCAGGGCATGTTGCAGCAGAACTTCGTGCTTCGATATGGAACGCCGCAGGAAAAGCGCGATCTTCTGTTGAATGCCGCAAAAATCTATGGTATTGATATCTCGCAGCCTGCCGAGACGCAGCAGGGCTGGGTTGATCCGCAAGTTGCGGCCTTGCAGCAGCAACTAGCCGAATTGCGGAATTGGCAACAGCAGCAGACGTTCTCGGCACAGCAGCAAGAAAAGGCCAGTATCGACAGCCAGATAGCGGCATTCGCATCGGCTCCAGGTCATGAGCACTTTCAGAAAGTATCCCAAAGGATGGGCGCGCTTCTGGCAAGTAATCAGGCAAATGACTTGGAGGATGCGTACCAGCAAGCAATTTGGGCTGATCCTGAGCTACGTTCGACGCTCCTAGCGGCCCAGCAGGCCGAGGCGGAAGCGAAACGGGCGGCAGAGGCGAAAGCCAAGGCCACAGCAGCGCGTAATGCCTCTGGCAGCGTGCGGGGTTCGTCGTCCGGCATTGCATCGGCCACACCATCCGCTCCCAAAGGGTCATTGCGCGAGGAACTTCGAGCCGCCTTCGCGGCCTCGAAAGATCGCTAACCCGTTAGGAGCCTCTTATGGCACTCATCAATCCGAGTACCACCCTGACCGAAATCGTCACCACCACCCTGCGCAATCGCACGGGCAAGTTGGCCGATAACGTCACGCAGAACAATGCCCTTTTGTACCGCCTGAAAGAGAAAGAGAACGTGAAGCCGGTCTCTGGCGGTCGCACCATCGTTCAGGAGCTGGAATATGCTCAGAACGGTACCTTCAAGCGCTACAGCGGCTATGAAGCGCTGAACATCTCCCCGTCCGATGTCTTCACGGGCGCTGAGTACAACTATGCCCAGGCGGCCGTGGCCGTCTCCATCAGCGGCTTGGAGATGATCCAGAACGCCGGCGAAGAAGCCATCATTGACCTCTTGGAATCGCGCATCAAGAATGCCGAAAAGACCATCACCAATAACATCGCACTGGACTGCTATAGCGATGGTTCAGCGGATGGCGGTCGCCAGATTGGTGGCTTGCAGCTCCTGGTGAGTAAGACCCCCTCGACCGGCGTGGTAGGCGGCATCGATGCCTCAACCACGATCGGCTCGTTCTGGCGCAATATTGCCTTTTCAGCCTCGTCCAACGGCGGCGCGCCGGCCACGGCGGCAAACATCCAGTCCTACATGAATCAGGTGTGGGTGCAGATGATTCGCGGCGCTGACCATCCGGACATGATGGTCGCGGATAACAACTACTATCGTCTGTATCTGGAATCGCTGCAGGGTATTCAGCGCATTGGCGATGCCAAGCTGGCCGATGCGGGTTTCCAGGTTCTCAAGTACATGAATGGCGATGTGGTGCTCGATGGTGGTTTCGGCGGCGGGTGTCCGTCCAATACGATGTATTTCCTGAATACGGATTACATCTACTTCCGCCCACATGTGGATCGTTTCTTTAGCCCCCTTGGCGATGACCGTTATGCGGTCAATCAGGACGCGATGGTCAAGTTGATTGGCTTTGCCGGCAATATGACCGTCTCGAATCGTCGCCTTCAGGCCGTTCTGAGCGCATAAGGAGAACAGAGATGTCTTTCGTTTCGTATGATCCGATTCTGGGTGAGGTTGACCTTAGTATCGTGGATACCTCTGGCCCGGGTCCGTTCAGTATCGGTGGCACGGCGGGGCGTAATTCGCAGTACTTTGGCTCGATCCGTGGCTATGACGTCAACCTTGGTGGCGGTGATTTCGTTTATGCCAAGTTCGGCGGCACGATTGCTGCGGGCACGGTGGTGGAGTTCGCCGAATCCCTGAGTAATGGCCAGATCGTCACCACGGCTAATGCATGGGCCGGCACGGCTAACACGGGTCGCCCGTTGGGTGTCGCGGTAGCGTCTGGTACATCGTCCAATTGGGGCTGGTTCCAGGTAGCCGGTGCCGCCATCACGACCGTCTCAGGCACGCCTACGGCCAACGCGCCGGTTTATTGGCAGGCTTCGGGTGTTGTCTCGGGCACGGCGGTGGCTTCCAAGCAGATGCAGAGTGCGCAGTTCGCCACCACTAACGGTGTCACCATTGGCTCGGGCGCTTCGGCAGTCACCTTGGCAAGTACGCAGGCCTTGGTGCTGATGAATTATCCCACCGCGCAGGATGCGATTACGTAATCCCAACCGGGGCGCTTCGGCGCCCCTCTTACCTTGGAGTCTTTCATGGATTTTGCAGCGCATAAGGTTGATATGCCACGAGGCGAAACCGTCGCCATGGCTCCAACCGGTTCCGATGCCAATTTGTGGGTGGAGTTTTATACGGCTCCCAGCCCTACGCCCAACACCGCCAAGTCTGATGAGGCCGGTTATTCGGTCTATGAAGACATTCCATGGATCAAAATCCTTGTCCCTGGAGACCGCACCAAGGCCTATGACCGTCCGGCCAAGCTGGAATTTGATGGTCCGAATGATCAGGTTCCCCCGGATCATCGTCGGTTCCCGCAGCAGTGGCAGGCGTATCAGCAGCAGTCCACTAAGGCTGTTGTAGGTCTTCCAGTCGAAGAGTGGTCCTCGATTACCCGATCTGAAGCGCAGATGTTCAAGCGCATGGATATTCATACGGTCGAGCAGTTGGCCGTCCTCCCAGATCATGCCTTGAGCTGGCTGGGCGCTCGTGTCCATCGTGAGAAGGCATCGGCATGGCTACAGAGTGCTAAGGATCATGCCGGCGAGGCGCGCCTCGCTAAACAGGTTGAGCAGCTTCAGGCGCAGATTGAGGCGCTCATGAATCAGAATCGCGAATTGGCTGAGCGTCTTGGTGATTCGGAAGATGAGCCTACACCGCGCCGGCCCGGTCGCCCTCGTAAGGATAGTGTATGACCATCCAGAAAAAGCTGAGTGGATCAGGCTTCGCGCCGCTTCAGGTCACTAACATTATTGGTGACAATGATTATGGCGAGACGGCTGCTGGTAGTAATGCCGGTACGGCTTTTAGCATTGGCGCCTGCAATACTTATTTCACCACCGTTGCCGCCAGTACTGGTGCTATTTTGCCTCCTGGCAATACCGGTGGCGCGAATACCAATTCGCTTGGCGATGAATACATGATTGTGAACCGTGGCGCTAATACGCTAACGGTCTATCCGCCGACTGGCGGCACGATCAACAATGCATCATCCGCAACTATCGCCGCTAATGCGCTGGCCTATTTCACTTGTTGCTCCACGGATGGTCTGACCTGGATCAGCAAGTAAGGAGGCTCCGTGCAAAAGTACACGGATCTCGTTTTAGGGCTAAATGGACAGACGCTCGTTCCTGTCGTGGGAGCGAGCGTTACTGTTTTGAATTACCCTTCAGGCGCCACTGCTACAATTTATAGTGATAATGGCGTCACTCAAGCGGCTAATCCGCTCACAACGGACCCGAATGGGCGGTTTAGCTTTTATGCGGCGAATGGTCGTTATTCGCTTCAAGTCACCTACCAAACTGTGACGTATTCCATTCAGGATATCCCTCTTCTGGATGACCCTGCTAATGGACAAACAGTAGTAGTGACGGGCGGCTCTATCGATAATACGCCGATAGGATCAACCACCCCAAGCACGGGTGCATTCACCAATCTTTCTGCCTCGGGTGCCGTCACCTTTAAATCCGGCACCATAGATAATGTCCCTATTGGGAGCACTACTCCCAGCTCGGGATCATTCACGACATTGAGCGCTTCCGGAACGGTAAGCGGGGCCGGGATCACTAGTCTTTTTGCTAGCCCGCCCGCCATTGGTGGCACGGCGGCAGCCGCTGGCCATTTTACGACCTTGCAATCAACGGGTCTTTTTTCCCCCAGTTCAACTAATGGCATTGCCGGCACTACGACGAATGACAATGCAAATGCGGGAAGTTGGGGTGAGTACGTCACAGCTAGCTTTGCTAGCGTAGCCCTAACGAGTGGCGTAAATAACAATCCCACGTCTATTTCGTTGACGGCGGGTGATTGGGATATTGATGGTGGCGTTGTCATAACAGCAAGCACTAACAATATGACCAATATTACGGGGGGGATTACAACGACTGCTGGCAGTCTGCCAGCTCCCGGTTATTATTGGAATGTTCAACAATCGACAGGCTTCCTCGCATATAGCGCGGCATTGCCACATCAGAGGTTATCCTTAACGGCCACTACAACGGTTTATGTCATCCTTAACGTGACGTTCGCCTCAGGTACGGCTGCAACTTCCGGCATTATTAGAGCTAGGCGTGTGCGATGATTATTATTAGCCTGCCTAATACAGCCCCTAATCCTTCCAAGCGCACGCTATTGCAGCTTATACAACAGGCTTGCGGTGAATTAGGGTTACTCCAGCCAAACAACATCTTCGGCAATACGGACCAACAAGTTGTGCAGCTGCTTGCCCTAGCGCAGCGAGAGGGTCTTGAAACCTACAAGATGTCTAATGGCACTTATGGGTGGGAGGTATTACGCCGCGAGTATCTTTTCAACGTCCAATCCACTGGCATTCAGACCGTCAGTTATGCGCAGGGGTCTAGTACAATCACATTTGCGCAGGCGCCGGCCGTCCAGCCGAAAGTAGGTTGGGTTATTTCCAATTCTGGTGGATCGAACGCTACTGATTTCGTTTACCCAACTACTGTCACACAAGTAATCAGTAATACACAGATTGTTGTTTCGAGTCAGGCGCTGCATACCAATGGCAGCGCTAGTATGGCGATTGGACAAGAGGCATATCTGCTCCCTAGCGACTACGATCATATGATCGTGCAGACGCAATGGGATCGCGGCTTTCGTTGGCAATTGCTAGGTCCTCTTGACCCGCAGGAGTGGCAGGTGCTCAAGTCAGGAATATCACCGACTGGCCCTCGTCGCCGCTTTCGATTGATGGGAAACCAGTTCTATATCGATCCCATTCCTTACGATAGTAATCAGCTTGTTTTTGAGTATTACTCCTATAACTGGTGTCAAAGCCAACAAGGCACTGGACAGACGCTATGGCAGGCTGATACCGATACCTATCTTTTGGATGATGATACGTTCATTCTTGGCATGATCTGGCGCTATCGCATGGCAAAGGGGCTGGATTACAGCGATGAGAACAAGATGTGGGAGCGCTCGATTGAGCGTTTCAAGAGCCGTCAAGCGGGTACACGCAATTTGCCGACGAATGCGCAGAATACCGGTATTCGTCTAATATCGAATGCACAAGTTCCTGATACCGGATATGGCTCATAGCCATGGCCCGCACCAATCGCACCATCACGAAAACTCAAATATCGCAGACGCAGACAATCCCTGCGCCGCGTGGGGGGTTGAATGCACTCGATTCTATCGCGGCCATGCCACCTACTGATGCAATATCGATTTCCAATTGGTTTCCTACCACATCGGGATTGATGGTTCGAAATGGCTCAACCAACTGGGCCACTGGCCTTCCATCATGGGTAGAGACGCTTGCGGTCTACTCTCCCGTGACAGGATCTAGACAGCTCTTTGGCGCATCCGGTGGGAACATTTACAACTGCACGACGCAGGGCGCGGTGGGCGCTCCCGTGGTAACGGGCAATACATCAAATCGCTGGCAATATGTCAATTTCGGCAATATCGCTGGGCAATGGCTATACATGGTTAATGGGCAAGATGTCCCGCAGCTCTATAATGGGACATCCTGGCAGGCCGTCACCTCAGCCAGCTCGCCCATCTCCATCACGGGGTCCACGGATGCCCTCACAAGCTATATCGCTGTCACGTCCTTCAAGAATCGCCTTTACTTCATCGCTAAAAATACTTTCCATGTTTGGTATTTGGCGGTTAATGCAGTGGGCGGGGCTGCGACGCTCTTTGATCTGTCTAGCTTGTTTAAGCTGGGCGGCTATCTTGTGGCAGCCTTCCCGTGGACATGGAATACCCTGACCGGCCCTCAGGATTACATGGTCTTCCTGTCCTCGGAAGGTGAGGGTATTGTTTATCAGGGTTATGACCCAAGCCAGTCCGGCTCATGGAGCCAACTTGGAACTTTCCGTATGGGTCGACCCGTTGGTTACCGCTGCTGGGCGCGCGTTGGCACAGATGTCATGGTGATGTGTGCAGATGGCCTTATTCCACTTTCACAGGAAATGCTGAACGATCGATCTAGCCCTCAGGCAGAGATTACGCTAAAGATCCGCAATGCCATTCAGGCTGATTTTCAGAGCTATAACAGCCATTTTGGCTGGCAGGTCATACTTCATCCTATCGGCAATAAGTTGATCATTAATGTTCCGCAAAGCGAGGATTCGGTTCAATATCAGTATGTCATGAACACCATTATCAACTCATGGACGGTGTTCAATGGCTGGAATGCGGCATGCTTTGCCCTGATGGGCGATCAGCTTATGTATGGAACAAACGGAAAAGTGATCTGGTGCGATACGGGAAGCACGGATAATGGAGCCGCCATCACCACATCCCTTGCACCAGCCTATTCCTATTTTGATGCTCCAGGCCAAAATAAGCAGTTTACGATGTGCCGCCCCACCTTTTCAGCAAACGGCAATATTGGCATATCAGTCGCGCTGAGCGTGGATTATCGCCCTGTTATGGTCAACTCTTCCCTGAGTCTTCCGCCACAGACCGGGCAATCTTTCTGGAACACAGCCCTATGGAATATATCCCCATGGAGTCAGACCTCCGTAATTAGGCTGGCCTGGGAATCTGTGGCAGGCGTCGGTTATGCCGCATCGCTCAATATGGCAACCGTCTCCAAAGTCGCCAATGTCCAGCTCATCGCCATTGATTATGTCTATCAGATGGGCGGCGTTCTGTGAAAACACTTGTTTTTGATAGGGAAATTGTTGGAGAATGGGTCAAGAGTAAAATTCCCATTCTCGGAGATTTAGGGAATGAATATCAGGCCATCGGATGGGCCAAGAAAGGCGATATTTTCTGTGGCGTTGTCTATAACCATTTCAGCGGTAATGACATTGCCATGCATGTTGCCGGGTCAGGCTATTGGGCTACCCCGGCCGTTTTACGGGCTTTCTTTCGCTATCCTTTCAATCAACTGAAATGCCAACGAGTCACCGCTTACGTAGGTTCTAAAAACAGTAAGTGTCTGACATTGGTTAATCGGCTTGGCTTCGTTCCCGAAGGTCGCATGCGGGAAGGCTTACCAGGAGATGACCTGATGGTTTTTGGCATGTTGCGGCGCGAATGCCGCTGGTTGGAGGATGGCGATGGGCAAGCAGTCTACTAGCGCGCCCGCTGCGCCCGATCCCTATGCGGTCGCAGATGCGCAGACCAGGCAGAATGAGCAAACGGCGCAATTCAATGCGGCGTTGATGCGCTATAACCAATACACGCCCCAAGGTAACTCCATTTGGCAGAATAATAATGGGACGTGGACCAATACGCAGACGCTCAATCCTGCTGCGCAGCAGATTCTCAATAACCAACAGAGCGGCCAAGCGTATTCGACCGGCCTAGAGAATCAGATTTTAAAGGCAGCCACGCCAACGATTACCGGTGACGTTGCAGCTGGCTTACCTGGAATTCGATCATCGATCAATACTGATTTTGCCAATCAGATCAATCAAGCGCAAAGTAGCGCTTTTAACCAGCAAATGGCATTGCTGCAGCCGCAAATGCAGCAGCAGCAGGAATCTTTGCAGTCGCAGCTTGCCGCTGAAGGTCTTCCGCAAGGCTCGGAAGCCTATAACAATGCCATCAACAATCAGGCGCGGCAGAACAATTTCACTATCAGTCAAGCGGCTAATAATGCCGTCCAGACGGGGAACGCCCTACAGAATCAGCTTTTCGGCCAGCAGCTTCAGGGCGGTCAATTCCAGAATCAGGCCAATGCGCAGCAGCTTCAGCAAAACATGCAATTACAGGATCAGCCTTTGCAGATCTGGCAGGCTGTTAATGGCATGCCAGTCCAAATGGGCAATTTCTGGAATCAAGGCGGCAATCCGCAGGCTGCTAACACCGACATCAGTAGCGATATTTACAACTCCTATCAGGGTAATGTAAACGCCGCTAATGCCAAGAACGCCTCAGCTAACTCCACCACCGATATGCTTGGGAGCGTCGCCGGCATGGCCGCGATGATGTTCATGTGATGGATATTCGCGATGTCATTCAAGAAGCCATTAACCGCCATCCTGAGCGGGTAAAGCTCTTCAGCCAAATCAAGGTCATTCGCTCAATAGCGGATGATCGTGAAAGAACAAGCTTTGCCATTACTTTCGGGAAGGCATGGTTCATCAAGGCTATGGAAAGCAACGACCCGCAGCTATGGGCATCCTGTATGTCGGCCATGTATTGCGTTGGCGCGGCAGCGTGGGAGATCCATGATAAGAAAGAAGCCCTGCATTGGGCACGCGGCGAAGCCGTTGCCCAAGGCTGGGATGGCGATTGGGATAAAGCCGAAATCATTTGGCATAGCGTGCATTAAGAGAGGTTGATATGTCTGTACCGCCTGGAATGATGACAGCCCTGATGGGTCAAAACCCGAATGCGATGGGTATGGGGGGTAATGGCCTCAATCCAACGGGGCAGGGTATGTCTGTGCAGCCGGGGACCGGCATGATGGCCGGAGGGCCGAATATGCAAAATCCTTATTCAGGTTTGCAGCAGCCGGGCATGGGAGGGAATCCCGCAATTTCTGCGCAGGCTGCGGGACAGCCGGGTACGGGGCTATCTCAGGCACAAAAGATGATGATGGCCCAGTCTCTAATGAATATGGGGCAGCAGGCTGCCTCGCGTCAGCCGCCTCAAATGCTACCCATGAACGTAGGCCGGAATACCTGATATGGCTGGCAATCCCTTCCCGATCCTTCCGCAATACCAGGGCGATTATTACGACGCCCAACGGAAGATGGCTATTGCGCAGGCTCTTCAGGAGCAGGCTCTTTCGCCTATGTCTGCAAGTCAGCCGGGATGGAATCAAATGGCGATTGTGCCTCGCGCCAGCGCTTTATCTGGCGTCGCAAAAATTGGTCAAGCACTGCTTGCTGGTTATGCAGGTAAGCAGGCCATGGATGCTCAGCGCCAGCTTGGACAAGAGCAATGGCAAGGATTGCAGGGCATGTTTGGCGGAGGGCAGGCGGCGCCTCAGCAGGCTCCGCAGGCACAATATGCGCAACCGCAAGGAAGTATGCAGCAAGGTAATAACACATCGACCACTCAACAGAGCGGCGGCTCCGCTTTGAATCCGTCTGGCTTGCCACCGAGTGCTGCCGCAATGGCCTACATGTCTGATCCATCTGGCTATATGAAGGATTTTGTAGCGCCCAATTATAAGCCTACGGATGCAACGCTCATGGCCCGTCAGGGCGGCATGGACCCTAGGGCGGCTAATCAGGGGGCGCTTGCCAGGGCCAATTATATCGCCCTATCAGAGGCGCGCCCTGGTGGATGGACGCTTGTGCCAGATGGTAAAGGTGGCTTTACACGGATGTTCAATCCGAATATTCCGCAAGGGGGCATGCCAGTCACAGATGCGCAGGGTAATGTGATAGGCGCCGCTCCGATGCCTGGAGCAGCGGCGGTAGAGGGCGGCATGGCCGGCGCCAAGGCGGCGGCTGGTGCGACTTTCCAGCCAGTGCAGGGCTTTGATGCCAATGGCAATCCACGTTATGGCAGCGCCTTTGAGGCGGCGACGGGACAAAATCCCTTTGGTGGCTATCAGGCGCCGAATGGCAGCAATCCTAGTGGCGCGCAAGGCGGTATTGCACCCAGTCTTCCAATTGGCACGCAGGATCTTGTAAAGGGCTATGTACAGCGCTATCAGGATACGGCGCAATCAGCCCTCAATGCGCCGCGTGATATCCAGGCTTTCCGTGCTATCGACCAGGCTGCGGCACAAGCCAAGACGGGTGCGGCCTTTGACCGAGGCGCTTATTGGAAATCCATGGCTTCCATCATACCCGGAGTATCGCCTGATAACCCCGATAAGGTCAATGCGGATATCATCCATAAGTACAGCGAGCAGATTGCGACGCGTAATGGCGGTCGCTCCGATGCCGCGCTTGAGGCTTCATTGGCCTCGATTACCAACAGTGGCATGTCGCCGGCCGCAATTCATGAATTGACGCCCAGCCTTATCGGCCAGCGTGTTTCGGATATTGGGCATGCCAATGCCTATCAGGCTTGGATGCAGAACAATGGGAATTCGCCGATTTCGCTTGGCAAGTTTGAGCAGGCATGGAATCAAGCCTACGACCCGGACGTCTATCGTTTGCAAGCCATGTCGCCCGCGCAACAGAAGCAATTCGTGGATAGCTTGCCGAAAGAGCGCGCCGCTGCATTGCGTCAGTCTCGTCAGGAATTGAGACAACTCGGAGCACTCCCAGACGGATTATGACGGACTATAACGCCATCATTAATGCTGCATCACAGCAATATAACGTCGATCCTCGATTGACGCGGGCGGTTATTCAGACCGAAAGCTCAATGAATCCCAATGCCTATAACCAATCGACCGGTGCGGCAGGGCTTGGGCAACTTATGCCTTCGACGGCGCAAGCGCTTGGCGTCTCAAACCCGTATGATCCACAACAAGCCATCCCGGCAACCGCGCGGCTTTTGGCTGAGGACATGCGCA